TTTTAAACAATTTTATGCCGAAAATTCTGTTGTAGATTTATTTGAAGAGGAAAAGAGTTCCATTGAGAAATCTAAAAAAGTTTTACCTGTTCATCAATTGGTTTTGGAAAATAGAAAAAAGACACTTGCCCATGGTCGTCAAAAGCGAGCATGGAATAAAGAAGATAAATTAGAAGACACTAAAAAATCTTATTCTAGAAATGTTAAGAATTCCCGTTTGAGTTTAGAATTTGTAGAAGGTTTTAATGGAAAGAATGAAACAGCTGCTATTAAGCGTCAAGGTGATTCTGGTTTAGAAGATTATAGGGAAAAGAAATCCCTACGATCTGTTCCTAAAAAGAAACGACGCGAAGTTCGCAAATTGCGCATTGCTTTTTTAAAAAGTGAAAAACCTAGAGATAAAGAGATTAGACTTCGTGAAGAAGCTAACTTGAGAAACAAGCAACACATTGCTATTAAGCTTGCTGAGCGAATTGAATCTAGAAAGAATGCGCGGGAATCTGGTTTGCCCCAGAATGCCGTTAAGAGTGTTCCTTCTAAGAGGAAAATTCATCCACAAGCAAGAAGAAAAGCAGCTTCTTTGTTGAAGAAGCGGGATATGTTGGTTTCTCAAGGTTTTGATGACCGTTCAAAGGATTTTGAAAAGAAATCTAAAAAGAAGGATGTTGACCGTAAGATTCGTAATCTTATGGATTTTTCAAATCTCGTTAACAATGATATTTCATTGGTTGAGCGAGAAGAGCTTTATTTAGAAGATTTAGACTACGTTTCATATTATCGTGAGTTACGTACGGAAGGTTATGAGGAGATTATGGACTCTTTTACGAAAAAGAAGGACTCTCTTGTGAGTTCTTTTGATGGTTTTATGGCATATATTCGTAGCTTAATTCCATTTGATTTGCCCTCTGATTGGGTTTCATTTTTGTGTGAGTTTTTTGACAAAGCCTTTCGTCCTTTTGAGAAAGTATGGAAGAAATTGCGTGAGATGGGAGAATCTTTTTTGGAGCATATGGGCACTGATATTGTTGATTTAGTGAATTTTGCTTATTTACTGAGCATGTGTCATAGTCATACCGATGTTTTGATGGTTTTGAATTCTAGATACAAATTTATCACTTCATCTTCATGTTCGGAGCTTTATATTCATTTGCGTGAAGTAATTAGTAATTATTGGCGCCCCCCTATGGCTTTGGGATTACGGGGAGAACTTGTTTCCCAGTCTGACGATATCACTGAAAAGTGTGGTGTGTCTAGGCATTTACAAAAAGCTCGATGTTTTTTGGAGACCGTTTTCTCTAGCCAATTGGTTGGAGCTATTAAGTCCCTTCTGTTATCCGCACTATCTTTAAAGTGGTTTGATAGGGACATTGGTGCTTATGTCAGTAAGTTTGTTGGTAAACCTGAGAAAATGAGCGTTATGTCCATGATTTGTAATGTACTAGAAGCCTTTGGTACTTTAGTTGGTTTTGGAGAAAGTCTTCAGCAAGGTATACCACTTACTGAAATTTTTCTTTCTGGGGATCCTACCACACTGTTTTTAAAGCACAGTGAGGATTTGTTATGTTATTACACAACGAATAGGCTTTACGTAGGTTTGCCAAAAGAAGGTTTTATGTGTCGTAAGGAATTTCGACTGAAAGCTGCTGAACTTGTTGAAGCAGGTAAAGTTATTTCCTCACGTTTGAGTGGATTTGCGACACAGCGACGTGCCGTTTCCACGATGTTACGTTCTCTTGAAACTGCTTTAGCTGAGGTTACATCGTTGTTGAAAGCACAAAAGCGCCTTACACCAATTGGGATTAAAATTATTGGCCCACCTGGTATTGGCAAGAGTGAATTGATGAGAATTTATCCGCGTATTTATTCCTTTGCCAAGGGTAGAGAATTTGATGAGTCTCATATTTATTCTAGATGTAAGTCTTCTGAATATCATGAGGGTTTTTCGAATCAACCTTTTTGGTTCTATTCTGAAGTTGGTTGCGAGCATCCTGATATCGCACGTTCCTCAATTCCAGAGTTATTAACTGAATTGCAGTCATTGATAGACTCTAATCCTTTTCCGTGTAACATGGCGTTCGATGGGAAAGGGAAGATTTATACTGATCTTGAAATGGCTATTATTGATAGCAATAACATCACTTTGAATACTAAGGAATGTATGCATACTCCCTCAGCAATGGACCGTCGTTTTATTACTTGCGAATTTGTTGTTGATGAAGACTACATTAAAGTATTGGAAGATGGCAGACGTACAACGGCTTTGGATTCAACTAAGTCTATTGAAAATGGTGGCAATATTTTGGATCGGTTTACTGTTATTTGTACTGAATATCATGCCTATGAACGTCGTTCTGTGCCCAACGTTTTGTACACGGGACGTATTGAAGGCATGTGCATTTGGTTTTTGGATTATTGTCGTGCTTGGATTAAGAAGCAGGACTTTCTCCGAGAAGCTAATGCTTCTAGTTTTGTAGAGCCTTTTTTGCGTTCCTTGGAGGAGAAGAAAGAGTTTGCCCCTTTGGAGCTGGTAGATCTGGATGAGCTAGATGAATCGGATTTGATAGATCTTGCTTATCAAGGCTTTGTTGAGAAATATTCTGATGTTGATTATGATTTTGCACAGTATCTTGGGGATCCTCTCCCTGTAGAAGAGTCTAAGGAGTGTTTTAAATCACAAGCGAACATCTTGGGTGCTGCTATAGCACCTGCTGTTTGCTTTCGGGCATTTTTGCATTGTAAGATTGATAGTGCTCTTTCTTTTTTGAGTGATGTTCATGTACATTCAAAGAGAGTAGCTGGTGTTTGTGCTAGGCTCTCGGAGTGTGCTATTGTTATGAGTGCTACCAAATCCGCAGGCATTGAGATAGTTTTTAGTCCAACAAGGTGGCTTGTCCTTCTGTTATTGGCTTTCGTCTATTTTTCACCTTTTGGTCATTTTTTGACTTGGGTGATAGTTGCCATTTGCCCTTTTCTTCGGTGGAAGAACTTTGGGTTTGTACTTGCGAGATTATATACCCAGCAGCGGTTAGAGAAATTACAGAATGATAAGTCAACTTATGTTCGTCAGTTATTGTACTATATCGGGTGGAACACTTTTGGGCAGACCATTTCCACTAATAGAGGGGATTTTATAATTCTTGCTATGTGTGGTTTGTCAGGACTTGTATTTACCTGGTACAAAACTATTGGAGGTGGAACTAAGTTATCATCTGAAGCATATATTTCTGATTTTGTTAATCCAGATGATGCAAATGAACGTATTAACGAATTGGAAGGAGCTGGTTTTCTTGAAGTTGTGAAAAATACACGTGCTGTTGATGTACCAGCCAAGCACTTTCCATATGGTAATACTATTGTTTGTAATTTAGATTTTGGCGTTCACAAGGGAGAGCCTCTGGAGTTATTTAAGGCAATTATGTGTAATGTCATGTCTATAAAGATTTGTGGCTTGTCTACTGCCAAAGGTGTTAGGGAAGATAGAGTTCTCAAGGCATTTTTGTTTGGCATTGAAGGGAATTATGCTGTTATTAATACTCATCTTATAAGCGAAATGGAGAATATTGTAATTCACATTTCCTTGTCTGGAGATTGGGATAAGAGCCCCTCAGATGCCCAGCAATTGCAGCTCTTTCCTCATTGTATTGAACATTTGGGAGGAGATGTTTCAGTCATCTCTATTGGACGTAGTTTTAGACGCAAGACCTGTCATTTAATTGATGGCGATTGTCCTAAAGCTATGAAGGGAGTTTTGCGAGATCATCCTATACGCATCGTGCCCAAGGGACGGGGCTTTTCAACAGACCCACGTACAGGTAAAGTTGATTTGCATGAAATGTTAGAGTACCAATATGAGCACTTTGATGGACTATGTGGTTATCCAATAGTGGCTGAAGTAGGTGATAAGTCCTGTGCAGTTATTGGTATACATGCGGCTGGAGGAGTCTCATGTCCTACGACGGCAGTTGCTGTTCGTTTACAGAAGGGTAAGATTGAAAAAGCTATTGAGACTCTGAAAGCAAGAGCTCGGTTGTTACCCTTGAATTCTCAAGGTGCGTATATTATGCCTAGAACTCTTCCTTCTCGTAAATCTCCTTTTAGACAAGAATATTTTCCTAATATTCAGTGTATCGGCACTCTGCCAGGTCCTACGAAGATCAAGAAGTATTCTAGACTTGTTAAGTCTGGGTATGGTGAGGATATGAGGAGTCTCTTATGTAGAGAATTGGCTTTTGAGCCAACATTGATTTATGGAGCTCCTCCTCTTATGCCATTTAGGAGAAATGGTGAGTACATAGCTCCTCAGAATATTGCCCTCAGGAAAATGGATATTCCTGTTCCTCTATATGACTCTGATGTTCTTGATGTAGTGGTTAGACGTTTTACTCGTCATATTATTGAGGGCTTGATGTCTAAAGGTGTGCATCGCTTGAGTCCCTTGAGGGTTCAGGATGCTGTCAATGGTACTGTAGATAATCCATTTAGTAGGAGAATTAATGTCTCCACGAGTGGTGCTTTTGGTTACCCGGGCAAGAAAGAGAAATACCTTCCGTTAGTTGGCGATACCACACGAGAACCTATTGGCCCGTTGAAGGATCAAGTTAACCAGGAATTGAGAAATTATGGTTTTGGAGAAACTAATCAGTACATTTTTAATGTGCAGTTCAAAGATGAACCTCGTGAGATTAGTAAATGTGAGGCT